GCNTATACGGAAAATGCCGATGTAGTGGGAGCAATGAATGTTCTTACACGTGGGCAAGCAATAGTCCAAGCATAATAAATATCAGGGTAGGACATACCCGAAGCGTCTATGAAGTGAATCTCAATAGAGATCAGCAGTAGAAACCCACCGAGAGTAGCCCACAGCTTGCTGTGGGAGCTAGTAGGAATCCCCTGCCTTTAGGCAGGGGAGGATGTCAAAATTCTTTTTATCATCGAGGTATTATGCAAATTCATAGAAAGGATTTGCTAGGGTTATTTATTTTTAAAAACCTTTAAGCTACTTCACAATTTTCAAGTGGCTCCGAGCTCTCTTTTTGTTCCTTCAATGACATATCTGCTAACACTTCAGCCGATGAAAGTAACATCGCCTGTCTATCTTTATTACATTGTCTAAACCAGCGCACAAGCCGTTTTTCAGCTTGGTCTAGCGTATCAGGTAAGCTATCCAACGCAGGCTCTTCTAATTCCTTCACCTTTGCCTCAAGCGAGCTAATTGCCGCCATAATGCGGTCTATCTTTTCCAACCGCTCACCAACACGCTCTGCTGGCAAAGGTTCGCTTTTGGCTTCGTTTAGCTTAAAGCCTAACGCCTGTTGTACAGCTGGTGGCAAAGATGAATAGTGATATTCAAATCCTCCACCCTTTATGCCTTTAGCTTCTCGTTTTATCCAGCCTTCTTGTTTGGCTTTTCTTGTTACATTTGAAGGAAATGGAGATAGACCTCCCAAACCCGCCAAATCCCTCGGTAGATACCATTCTTTTTTTGATTTCATAAACCACCTTATTAAATCAAAATTTGATTTAAAAAAATTAACCGAAGTAATCTTTATTAATCAAATAGTTAAATGAGGATTGCGAGAAATCATTATAAATTTATCGTATCAATTATTGACTTGATAATGATTTGATAACATAATACGATATAGTTAAATGATTTACATTGTCGAAGTAGTTTTAAAAACTAATTTTTAAGGATCTCACAGAATGAGCAGAAATAAAAGATCTCAAGACATGAGTAATCACGAAATTCGTGGTGAGTTAATGAAAAAAGGTAAGTCTTTATCTCAGCTAGGAGTTGAAAATGGTTTGGCAAAAACAACTGTTCGTAATGCTTTAGATAAACCATATCCAAAAGGAGAAAGAATTATTGCAGAAGCATTAGGTATGAAACCTTGGGATATCTGGCCTAGTAGATACTTAAATCAAGACTAAGGTGGCTGATATGAAAAATTGGGTTACGGCTAAAGAAATTGCTGGAATAGGTGGATTATCAAAACATCCGACCAATGTAAATAGATTAGCTAGAAAAGAAAAATGGATATTCCGAGAAATTCAAGGTGTACAAGGAGGTGGATACGAATATGCTTTCTCCTCTCTTCCTCTAGAAGTTCAAACAGAATATTTACTCAAGCACAGTGAAGAGCTGAAAGTTAATAAAGAAAATAGCGACTCAAATCAGCAAACCATGATTGAAAGCGCATGGAACGTCCTCGCATCAGCCACCTTTGAGCAAGAAAAACGGGCAGAACGTCGTTTTCAGGCGGTGGTAAAAGTGGCTCGATTAGTAGAAAACAAGATCCCACTAATGAAAGCCTTCGAGCAAGTGGTGGCACTTTATGCAACTGACAGTGATGATGAAACTATCAGTAAAGGTAGTTTAAAACGTTGGTGGTACAAAGTAAAAACACACCCACAAGGCATTTGGCTCCCACTTTTGCTCGACCGAACAGAAAGAGATAACAGCTGTCGTTGGGCAGATATTTCAGACAAAGCATGGGCATTCTTTTGCGCAGACTACCTACGCAAAAGCAAACCAAAATTTAGTGTGTGTTATTACCGCTTAACCTTGGCTGCTGAAGAAAACGGATGGACAATCCCGAGCCTAAGTAGCTTGAAACGTAAATTTTATAACGAATTTACCGAAGCAGAAATCGCATTAGCACGTGGGGGAGAACACGAGTTACGTGAACTGACCGCCCCACAAATTCGTACAGTCATGGATTTAGAAGCTTATGAAATCGTCAATGGTGATGGTTATCAGCATAACGTATTTGTGGATTGGTATGAGGATGGACGCCCACCTATCCGTCCTAAAACATGGTTTTGGCAAGATGTGCGTACTCGCCGCATTTTAAGCTACTGCGTAGATGATAGCGAAAACGGTGATCAAATCCGCCAAGCCACCCTAAGAATGATTAAGCAGTACGGCATTCCGAAAACCATTTTAATGGATAACACCAGAGCTGCCTCTGACAAGCAAACCACTCAACAACGAAAACGGGGCAAGCGTCAAACTACAGGCATCAAAATTGACGGTATGTTTGATCGTTTGGGCATCAAAGTTATCCGCACTTTAGTGTTTAAAGGGCGAGGTAATGGGCGTGCTAAGCCTATTGAGCGAGCGTTCAAACGAGACAGTCTTCCTGCCTATGTAGATGGTGATGCACGCTTAGAAGCCTTTTTTACAGGCTGGTCAGTGACTGAAAAAACCGAAGATTATCAGTTTAAAAAAGGCGTGAATAAAGCCTTGTTTTTAGAAGTATTAGAACAAGGCGTACGTCTTTGGAACGACAAAGCAGGAAGAGAAACAGAGTTAGGGCAAGGCATATTTAGTGCAGATCAATTATGGGCGCGTGACTATGCGCAAACGCACCAAACCTTTGCTACAGAGGAACAACTGCGACAGCTCATGATGTTAGGCGAAAGCACTAAAGTGGACAAACACGGACGCTTTACCCTCAAAGCAGGTTATGTCCTCAACAATCAAAAGAACGTTTACGAAGCTCAAGCCCTTATTGGTGGCAACGTCGGTAATGTGATTGTGCGGTACGACCCTGATGATTTGCACGGCACCGTTCATATTTATGACCAAAACGGTGTGTATTTATGTGATGGCGAGTGTGTAGAAAAAGTCGCCTTCAATAGTGAAGAAGGTGCAAGAGTACAAAAACGCCTCATTAACGAACAACGCCGTATTACTAAGAAAATGGTGGATAACCACGAGAAACTAGGTGAACACGAAATGGCACAGTATCGCAAACAGTTTGAACAATCCGCAGCCGATTTTGTGGAGCCAGCCGAAAAACAAGCCTTTAGTTGGACACAGTTTGTGGACGGTAACACTGTTAAAACTATCAAACTTGACCACGAATTAGAAACTGAAACGAAAGAACAAAACACCTTAAGTTTTGAACAGGACCTATTTAACGGATTAAAGCAAGTACAGAAATAACCGCCGAAATTTAGAAGGAAACCATTATGACTCTAGCCCAACAAATTCAGCAAATTTTAGATAGTAAAACTTTTATGCAACGAGATATTGCTCAGCAATCTGGCATTTCTGCTGGGGCATTAAGCGCCTATCTCAAAGGCACTTACGCAGGGAATATTGAGAATATTGAAAATGCCTTAGAAAACTGGTTAAAAAATCAAGATAAAAAGATCCGTTCTTTTATTGAGGCACCTGAATTTATCCAAACACCTACAGCAGAACGTATTTTTAATGCCTTAGAAATGGCAAGATTTGCAACCACCATTGTGCCAATTTATGGAGCAAGTGGTGTCGGTAAAACCAAAGCTTGCCAAGAGTTTAAAAAGCAAAACCAGAATGTTTGGATGATTACCATCAGTCCAAGCCGAGCTTCTCTCAATGCTTTTTTATATGAACTTGCCTTAGAACTCGGGTTTAAAGATGCTCCACGCCGAAAAGACCGCCTAAGTCGAATGATTGTGGAAAAACTGACTGGAACACGGGGCATTGTGATTGTAGATGAAAGTGATCACCTCACTTATGATGCTATTGAAGAATTGCGTTATATCCAAGAAAAAGCCGAAGTTGGTTTTGCTCTCATTGGCAACGACCGAGTATATACCCGCATGCAAGGGGGAATTAATCCAGCCCACGAACACGCAAGACTTTGGAACAGATTGGGCAACCGTTGTGCCATTAAAGCCAGTGAAAAAGAAGATATTCAAGCCGTGGCGGCAGCATGGCAACTGGATACAAAAGATAAAGAGCTAATGAAAGCTCTGTATGACATCGGTACAAAAGCTGGCGGACTTAGAGCTTTGACACAATATTTACGCCTTGCAGGGATTGCAGCCAAAGGGCAAGGCGTAGCTATTAATTTAGATCTGATTTTACAAGCCAAAATGCATATGCAAGGAGCCATCTAATGAAAAAGTATTTATTAACGATTGCTCTACTTCTCAGTGCTTGTACAGATGTAGAAACTTGCGGTTTGCAATGCCAAAAAGAACGTGCAAATGCAGAGTGGAAACAAGAACATGGCGAATTCCAACCCAATCTCACACCAGAGCAAGAACGCTACATAGTGGAATGGTTGGCAGAACATTACCCAAATGGAAATAAACCTTAACCATAGCAAGAGAGAAGAAAATGAAAATTACTATTACACGAAATCATCCAGAAGTATTTCAAGAATCCGCTCGTTTAGTAGCCGAAAAGTTCATTAAAGCCCAATGTGTAGAAGCATTAACATTGGCTTTGATTGAGGGTGTCGAGCACTTTGTGCTGGAAGGTGAGGAGGAAAGCAAAAGGGGACATAGTATTAAGGTTGTATTAAAAGGAAGTCACGAAGTTATTAAGTCAGAGGTGAAGACAAATGAAAAAAATCATTGTAATCATTAGTACGATGTTGCTCGCAAGCTGTGATGTTATCAATGATAACCAAACAAGATATGTGGGCAACAATATTACAGAGATTTGTATAGATGGCGTGGTTTACTTGACCTACTCAGTAGGCGGTATTACACCGAAAATTAATGCAGACCACTACCCTTATATCTGCAACGTAAAAAATACTGATATACCAAAACAATAGGAGAAAAACAATGGCTAAGAAAGCAACTCGAATTAAAACAACTGCGCAAGTTTATGTACCGCAAAGCCGTGAAGATGTGGCAAGTGATATTAAAACTATTGGTGATTTAAATCGTGAAATAACGCGTTTAGAAACAGAAATGAACGACAAAATTGCAGAAATTACCGAAAGTTACAAAGGACAATTCTCACCAATACAAGAACGTATCAAAAATTTATCAACGGGTGTGCAGTTTTGGGCAGAGGCAAATAGAGATCAAATCACTAACGGGGGAAAAACTAAAACAGCAAATTTGATTACAGGTGAAGTGTCATGGCGAGTACGTAATCCATCAGTAAAAATTACAGGTGTAGATTCTGTGTTACAAAATCTCAAAATCCATGGTTTAACAAAATTTATTAGAGTAAAAGAGGAAATTAACAAAGAAGCTATTTTGAATGAAAAACACGAAGTAGCAGGTATTGCGGGAATCAAAGTTGTTTCGGGTGTAGAAGATTTTGTGATTACACCATTCGAACAAGAAATTTAAAGACCATTTAAACGTCCTTTAAACCTCGTTTGAGGGGCATTCAGAATGTGTTTTAACAATAAATTAAGGAGCAAAAATGACAAAACATATTGAATTAGATTTTAAAACATTAAGCAAGCTAGCAAGCGAAGCTGAGCGTGGTGGTGATTATAAACATGCGGCGAATTTATGGCAAAAAGCAGCATCATTAGCACGTAAAAAAATCAATTTTGAGTGGTGTACAAATCGTAAATTATTTTGTCAGAAAATGGCATTACGCCTTTTTTAATGAGCGAGGTCAGAATTATGCCTAAAAAAATGAATTTAGACGATCTTACGCGTGAGATAGCAGCAATCATTACAAATTTTGAAACTGTACAAGATTTTGTACTAGATGGCGATATTGAAACAGCTGAAAGACTTTATAAGCTGAGTTTGGGTCATGCCAGAAAATTTGGTTATAGATTTAAAACTGTAAATATAGAAAAAACAATGGGTGCAATTTTTGACCCAAATTGTTGAGGTTATTTATGAAAAAAGATAACGAAAAACTACTCAAAAAAATTAAGAAACTATTAGCTTTGTCTAAATCAAGCAACCCTCATGAAGCCGCCAAAGCACTTGAAATAGCTCAAAAATTAATGGCTGAACATAATGTGAATAGCCTTGATGTTGAAATTTCAGAAAGTGATAGTAAGCAAAAATTTTCTCGTAAAACAGGTGAGTATGTTCACGCTCTAGCATCTTTAATTGAAAGAGCCTTCGGTGTTAAAGCCTATTTTTCAAATCGCTCAGACACTTTCGGATCAAATAAAATGCACGCAGTATTTTTCGGACAAGAAGAAAGACCTATCGTTGCATCTTACTTTTTTGATGTCTTGTATCGTAAGTTACAGCAAGCAAGGAAAGAGTTTATAGCAACTCAAAGTAAACGTTTAAAACGTAGTACGCTAATTTCCAGAGCTGACAACTATTGTTTTGGTTGGGTTCAGGGTGTTTATGTAACAATTAAAGATTTTGCCTTAACACAAGAAGAAGTGGGCAAAATTCAACAATACAGTGATGAACTACATAAAAAAATGAATTTAAGTAAAGCCAAAGTTCGTAAAGTCGGTGATACCAGAGAAAGAAATGGAGATGACTCTGGTTTAAAAGGTTATATGGATGGGAAAAAAGTCAAAATGAATCATGGAGTAAATGGACAAGAAACATTAAAAATCTCTAATCAATAAAACCTATTTACAGCCCTTTGGGATTAAAGGGCTGAATAATGTGTTTTAACATAAACGAGAAAACATCATGCGATACACTAAAGCAAAATATATTCAACTTATCCATATTGCCAAGCACAAGCTGTCAATTGATGAATCAACTTATCGTTCTTTATTGATGAATTTGACAGGAAAAAGTACGTGTAAACAGATGAAAGTTGCAGAGTTAGAGAAAGTGCTAAATGCGCTAGAAACGAAAGGCTTTCAAAATAACGCAGCAGGTTTTCACAAAAAAACTCGCACTTCAAACTATCACAGTCCAAGTTCAGGAAAAGCCGTAGTCAAACACGATATTGCTTTAAAAATTCGAGCTGTTTGGATTGATATGTCAAAACAAGGCTTTTTACGCGATGGTTCGGAAGAAGCATTAAATCAATTTGTGCGTAATGTGATCAATCCCATATTAAAGCCTGAAAAACTAATGGTGTTGGGTGTGTCTGCATTAGATTACAGACAAGGAACGATTGTATTAGAACGCTTGAAAAAGTGGCGTGAGCGAGAAATAAATAGGAGCTAAATGATGAGTACAAATACGGATATTTTTGATGAAAAATCACCTGAAATCTTAGCTGATTTAGCCAAACATATTGAAACTCAGTTATTAGCTAAAGTAAAAGGCAATGAGTTCAATTCTGAATTAGCCAAGCAAATCGGTATTGAAGTCGCAAGTCACATTGCCCAAAGCTGGGGAGGAGAAGTAATTTATATCCCGCGCAATCTCGTCTTATTGCTTAGTGAACGCGACCGCAAAATTTTTAATGAATTTAACGGCTCAAATCACCGAGAACTCGCCCGAAAATACAACGTTTCTATGCAATGGATTTATCAAATCGTGAAGAAAGTTACTAAAGAAGAAATCGCGAGACGACAGTTTGATATGTTTAGTGAAAAATAACCATCTCAAATGAGAAATACTAAACGCCCTTATGGGCGTTTTTTCTTTAAATTACTTTAAAACTAATTTTCTGGTCATTTCTTTAAACTATTTTAAAAGATGATTTAAAGGAGTTTATGTTATGGCTATTCATCACATCGTTATTCACTGTTCCGCCACAACTAACGGCAAACCACTTCGTACAACCAAACAAAGCGCAGCTGAACGCATCGACGAATGGCATCAAAAACGGGGATTTAAACGCAATCCTACTTATATCAAACGCTTTAACCCACACTTAAAACACGTGGGCTACCACTTCATTATTGATACTGACGGCACGGTTGAGACAGGACGTGAAGTCGGGGAAACAGGTGCACACGTTAAAGGACATAATCAAAATTCTATTGGCATTTGTCTGGCTGGCGGCATCACTGGCATGGGTAAAAATCACGGTGAATATACACGTGAACAATGGCAAGCCTTGCACAAACTCTTACGCAATCTAGAAAGCCGATTTCCCAGTGCTGTCATTTGTGGACATCGTGATTTAAGCCCAGATTTAAACGGTGACGGTACAATCACCCCTAACGAATGGCTGAAAGATTGTCCTTGTTTTGATGTTTGGGAATGGCTCGACAGTGAGCAGGTGATTAATGATGAACACTTATTTGAATAAGGAACATTATGAGCGCCTCAATAAAAATTAAAGTAAGTCGGTCATTAAAAGGCAAATCCTTTCAAAAACTCAGCAATAACGCTAAGCAAAATCAACGCTTAAACAGTGGAATCACTGCTGCCAAAGCATTTTATCTGTTATGGGAATATTAATGATGAAAAGAGAAATTCGAGGAATAACATTTTTTTCTTTAGTGTGGGAAGTTATGATTTTTGGTGGTTTTATCTGTGCTAATGAATTTTCCATTAAAAACTTAATTCAAGCATATGAGTGGTTCTTCTACTTTATGACAGTGCTTGCTTCGTTAGTATTTTTTCTAGGTATTCCTGAAACTAAATATCAATACACAAAAGCCAAATTTAATTTTGAAATTGTGACGAATACATTACTTGGCATTATGTTGGCATATTACGGTTATTTTGTCTGCGCTTCAATTTTGACTTTTTTCGGATATGGATTAACAGCACATAATTATTTTATTAAGGAGCCAAAAAATGAAAAAGCTGAATGAACTTATTACTAATACAGATGGACGTTTATCAACAACAGGCACAATTCAATTTGGCGGTGCGCTATTGATGGCAATTATTCTAGCGATTTGTGTGTATTTAGACAGATCTTATGTACCAGAACTCTTCATGACATTTGCAATCTTTTGTGGTGGAGGCGTCGCAACAAAAGGCTTTGCAAACGCAATGGAAAGACGACAAGGAGGACGTGAATGAACTTACAAGTGATTGTTGTCTGCACAACATTTTTTATTTTGTTATGTGGTTATGTTGTCTTCAGGTTAAAGCAAGCACAACGACGAGTTGAAAAGCTGATAGAAGAAAATGCACAACTGCAAACAGAAAAAGCTGTTGCCCAAACACAAGTTAAACATCATCAAGTGAGACAAAAAATGAAGAAAGCATTGGTAGCTCTAATCGTGAGCGGATTATTGACAGCCTGCACAACCAAAACGATCTCCGTGATTAACCCGAGTTGTAGTGGTTTTAAAGTGATTAAGGCAAGCCGTCAAGACACAACGGAAACTTTACGTCAGATACTCGTACACAATCAAACTTATAGACAAATTTGTAGTAAGCAGGGAGAGCTTAAATGAGTGAAATTTTAGAGTTTCTACGAGCTAATTTTGTCATTATTTCAACGGTTATTGGCTTAGTCGGTGGTGCCTTTTGGTTAAAGATGGACAGCAAATATGCGAAGAAAAGTGATGTTCGAGAGTTATCTGAAGCCGTAGAACATTATGACAGACGTTTAAATCAGTTAGAGACAAAAGTAGATAATTTACCAACAGCTCAAGATGTTGCAAAGTTAGAAATTTTAATGACTGAAATTAAAGGCGAAACGAAATCAACAAATACACAGATGAAAGCAATTAGCCACCAAGTGGGGCTGCTACTAGAAGCTAAAGTTCTGAAGGAATGACAAATGAAAAAAATTTTAACAGAAGATCAACGCTTAGTAATTTTACGTTCATTATCTGATGCAGGTTATGACGCAAATGAAAGTATTTTAGATGATTGCCTTGCTCTATATGGTCATAACATTAGCCGTGATCTTGTGCGAAATCATCTTAACTGGTTAGAGGAACAAGGGCTCGTACAAATTGAGCGTTTAAGTGATGGCTTTATGGTTGCCAAAATCACTCAACGTGGACTTGATGTAGCCAACGGTGAGGCGGTTGTTGATGGTGTTAAACGCCCTCGTCCAAGAGTTTAAACAAAGTTTAAAGGAGTTTTAAATGGCGGATAAACAAACTCGTGGGCGAGCAAGTAAAGTCGATTTACTCCCACCGAATATTAAAACCCAACTCGCGATGATGTTACGCGACAAACAATACTCTCAAACACAAATTCTCGAAGAAATTAATGATTTAATCCGTGATTGTGGATTAGATGAGCGTTACTTATTAAGCCGTACAGGCTTAAATCGCTATGCAAACAGAATGGAAAAGCTAGGAGCAAAAATTCGCCAAGCTCGTGAAGTAGCTGAAGTCTGGACAAAACAGTTTGGTGAAATGCCACAAACAGATATCGGCAAAGCATTGATGGAAATGGTCAAGCAAATCGCTTTTGAAACATCTCTCAAATTAGGTGAACAAGAAGGTGGTATTGAGCCAAAACAGTTGGCGTTGTTGTCATCAGCAATCCAACGCTTAGAACAAGCCGAAAGCCTAAGCTATAAGCGTGAGTTAGCGATTCGTAAAGAAGTCGCACAGCAAGCAGCTGACACAGCAGAAAAAATTGTGACCGAAGCAGGCTTATCTGCTAATACAGTGAAAAAACTCAAAGAGCAGATTTTAGGTGTCACCTTGGGGAATCAATAATGGCATTGATGAACGACCGACCACTCAATGTACTTGCCCCTGAATGTCAGGCATTTCTTGACTGTATTCATGTGTTTAATCCAATGGAGCTGTTATTAGGCTATCAAAAACGTTGGATAGCGGACGAAAGCCAACTCAAAATCGCCGAGAAAACTCGCCGATGTGGTTTAACGTGGGCAGAAGCGGCGGATAATGCTTTGATTGCAAGTACGCGTAAATCCGACGGTGGTTCAGATGTGTTTTACATCGGCTCAAACAAAGAGATGGCGCGAGAGTATATTGATGCGGTCGCGATGTGGGCAAAAGCCTTTAACTATGCTGCAGGAGAAATCCAAGAAGAGGTTTTTGAGGACGAAGACAAAGATATTCTCACTTATGTGATTTATTTTGCATCTGGCTTTAAAGTCAAAGCACTTTCATCTAATCCAAAAAACTTGCGTGGTATGCAAGGGGTTGTTGTGATTGATGAAGCAGCGTTCCACGAATATCTAGCTGAGGTGCTTAAAGCCGCATTGGCGTTGACTATGTGGGGCGCGAAAGTGCGTGTAATTTCGACTCACAATGGGGCTGAAAATCTCTTTAATGAGCTAATTATTGACAGTCGCGCAGGGCGTAAACGCTACTCGGTGCATACGATTACGATTGAAGATGCCTGTCGCGATGGGTTGTATCAGCGGATTTGTCAGGTCACGAAACAAACGTGGTCGCCTGAAAAAGAAAGAGAGTGGATTGATAACTTGCTCAACGACACCGCCAGCGAAGAAGATGCCCTTGAAGAGTATTTTTGTGTGCCGAAAAACGGCTCGGGCTTATGGCTATCAAGGGCTTTAATTGAACGGCAAATGAACGAAGCTACACCAGTGATTAGATTGGAAGCCAAAGCCGAATTTAGCCTTACCCCTGAATATGAACGCGCGCAAGAAATTGCCGACTGGTGTGAAGCCGAGCTTGCTCCTGTATTAGTCACGCTTGAACCGAATTTACTCCATTTCTTGGGAGAGGACTTTGCGCGAAGTGGCGACCGCACGTCGTTTGTTGTGCTGGCACAGCAGCAAAACCTTGTGAAAAGCGTCCGACTGATTGTGGAGCTAGGCAATATGCCCTACAAGCAGCAAGAGCAGATTGTGCTTTACATTCTACAGCGGTTGCCACTCTTTTCAGGTGCCGCATTTGACGCCCGAGGGAATGGTGGTTACTTGGCAGAATCAGCCAAAGATAGTTACGGCACGCTGATTGATTGCGTGCAGCTTAGCGAGAAATGGTATCGCGAGAACACCGCACCATTTAAAGCTGCTTTGGAAGACGGCGAGTTGCAAGACATCCCGAAAGATGCGGATATTTTGGCAGATTTACGCTCGTTTCAGGTGGTCAAGGGTGTGCCGAGAATCCCAGATAAACGCACTAAAAGCACGGACGGCAAAACCAAACGCCATGGTGACACGGCAATCTCGTTGCTATTGGCACACTACGCTAGCCGTCAGTTAGTGCAAATGCCAGTTAAACCACTCTCTCGAAAACCACGCAGCAGTCGTCGTTTAACACAAGGATATGATTAAAATGAAAAAAGACCTTATTACTGAAATTGCTACTCGTGCCAGAAGCTATGACCATTGGTCATTTGCGCATTATCTCCCTAACCCTGATCCTGTGTTAAAAAAATGGGCAAGGATATCAGTGTTTACCGTGAATTACTTTCTGATGGACAAGTGCGAGCGGGTATCCGCCGTCGTAAAGCAGCAATAAAAGGCTTGCAATGGCGCATCACACCAACTGGCAATAACAAAGTTGACGAACAGATTCAAACAATGTTTGAGAGCTTGAAGATCAATCGTATTATTACAGAAATGCTCAATGCTGCGCTGTTTGGTTATCAGGTATCAGAAGTCTTGTGGGTAAGTCGCGATGGTTTACTTGTGCCTGTAGATATTGTTGGCAAACCACAAGAATGGTTTATGTTTGATAACGATAACAACCTACGTTTTAAAAGCAAAGAGAATAGCTTTGAAGGTGAATCATTACGCGACCAAAAATTTTGGTCACAACCCAAGAGGCTACGTCGACGAATCCTTATGGCTTAGGTGATTTATCACTCTGTTTTTGGGCGGCGACTTTTAAAAAAGGGGGATTTAAATTTTGGTTAGAGTTCACGGAAAAATACGGCTCGCCTTGGCTTATTGGAAAACATCCTCGTCAAACGCACCAAGGCGAAAAAGAAACGCTAGCTGATGCACTTGAAGAAATGATTGGCACAGCAATTGCTGTTATTCCTGAAGACTCTAGTGTGCAAATTATTGAGTCTGCAGGCAAAGGTGCATCTAGTGATAGTTATGAGAAATTTCTTAATTTCTGTAAAGCTGAAATTAATATTGCGCTATTGGGGCAAAACCAAACAACTGAACAAGAAGCAAACCGCGCTAGTGCTCAGGCTGGTTTAGAAGTCGTTGAGGATATTCGTAATGATGACAAAGCCATCATTGAAGAAACATTTAATCAATTGTTGGAATGGATTTGTACACTGAATTTTTCGGTCGAAACCTTACCAAAATTTGAATTGTACGAGCAGGAAAGCATCGACACAGCACAGGTTGAGCGCGATGAACGTTTATTTGGGATTGGTGTACGGTTCTCACAAGCCTATTTAGAACGTACTTATGGCTTTGAGAAAGGTGATATCACGGTGCAAGCGGTCAGTCCAGAGCAAAACTCTGCAAAAATTGTGAAGTTTACTGAACACCAACATAACCCCAAGCCAATAGACAAAATCATCGACCAAATGGGTGAGATTGTACAACATCATTTTGATGATCGTCTTCGTGAAATTCGAGCAAAACTCGACATGGCTAGCAGCCCTGAAGAGTTTAAAGAAATTTTAGATCAGCATATAGACCAACTAGATTATAGTGAATATGCCGAACTTTTTGCACAAGGAATGACTGCGGCAACATTATTGGGACGATATGAAGTAAAACAGGAAGCGGAAAACAATGAGTAACATGATTCCTGAAGCCTTACCTTTTTCCGAACAAATTGACTATTTTCGAAAAAAATCAATCTACCCACGGCGACCTATCTCGACATTTACGGTGAAGCTCACGACTACGCCTTTGTAGTGGCTGGAGCCCATACGCACGAAATAATGGCAGATTTTAGAAATGCTCTTGATGAAGTAATTGAGCGAGGCGGTACGCTGGAAGAGTTCCGTAGCGAGTTTGATCGCATTGTCGAAAAGCACAGTTGGAAATACAACGGCGGAAGGAACTGGCGCACGCGGATTATTTACGATACCAATCTCTACGGCAGCTACAACCACGGGCGTTATCGGCAGCAACGAGAGATGATGGACGTGTTGCCCTACTGGGAGTATGAACACAACGATTCGGCTCACCCACGCTTACAGCACGTCGCTTGGGATGGATTGGTATTACGCGCAGATGACCCATGGTGGGACTATCACTATCCAACTCGTGCTTATGGTTGCCACTGTACGGTGAAAGCCCTTGATGATGTAGATTTAAAGTATCAGGGTAAAACTGTCCAACAAGCTCCTGAAATTGAATGGGAAGAAAAGGTGATTGGGCAGCGTAGTGGACAAACACGTATTGTGAGAGTACCAAAAGGTGTTGATCCAAGTTTTGAACAACCAAAACGCTTAGTACCAGTACATCAAGTAGATAAAATCCTGATGCAAAAACTAGAAACTGCGCCAACACAGTTTGCTAGCAGTGCAGTGAGTAATGTGTTGAACTATCCGCCTGCCCTTGCTTTACTTAACCGCTCAATGCAAGAGATGGTAGATACTGTGGCAACCGAAAAAATGGCACGAGGCAATATGAAATATGTGGGCGTTGTGCATCGTGATGTTATCAGACAACTTGAATCCAAAGAACTTGCCCCACAAACGGCTGTCATTGCGGTAAGGGATAGTGATATTTTGCACGCTTTACGAGATGTCAAACAAGGTAAAGGTATTAGCTTACCCATTGAGTTTTGGCAACAACTCCCCGAAAAATTGCGTAATCCAAGTGCTATTTTGCTTGATGAAAGTCAAAAAAAGCCCACGCTACTTTTTATTTATCAAGCCGACCAAGGAAAGATTGCCGTGAAAATGGATTATGAAGTACAGGTAAAAGATCAAACAACGAACAAAAAAGAGCGAGTAAAACTAAATATGGTACGTACAGCAAGTGTGATCAAAGATACAGAAAAGTCATGGGAAAGTTTGAAAGCATTTGAAGTGTTATGGGGAAGCTTGACATAACACGGTGGTTTGCCTGATTCGAACAGGATAATACGAAAAGCATTGCAAGCCGTAACCTTTCCAGTAGGAAACCCCCACCGTGTGATAGTTAAACTATACGCCTAAACAATTTTTTAATCAATAATAGGAGCTAAAAATGACAGAACGCCAAGAAAAATTAAAAGCCTTAGAATTGCTGCAACAACTCCAAGGCTTGAGTATTAATGAAATCAAAGCCGTGTTGCACTGGGCAGAGGCTTATGTATCTGATTATCAGAAATTTGAAATCAGTAATGAGATTATATCTCATCAAGAAGAGCTAAAATCTTCCCTCGATTCTGTTTAATTTCTATAATTGCTTCACGGTAACAGTCGCTAGTTGTGCTTATACCTTTTGCTTTTTTCTCTGCTTTGATTGCTTTTGCTAATGTGACAACATGCGCAACAAAGATGTTTCTTAATAAGTAGTCATTGTAATTTGACATAGTATTTTCCTTTGTAAAAGTGGCAACATTACCACGCTTTTATTCTACGGAGAGAACCAATAATGATCCACATTCAACTTAACGCCGATGAAGCCCTTCAAGGGTTGCATCGCACAGCAGAAAGTTTAAAACAAGGCAGAAAACTATATGGCATACTAGGAGAGGCATTACGTACAATTCATAAAGAACGGTTTGAGAAAGAGCAAGCGAGTCCAGAGGGTGAAAAATGGCAGCCATTATCCCCCATGTATAAAGCTAGGAAGCGAAAGAATCGTGACAAAATTTTAATTCGTGATGGTAATCTTAAAAATTTGCTCCGTTATCAAGTTAATGATAGTGGTGTAGAGTTTGGTTCTGATCGCAAATATGCTCGTTTACATCATTTGGGTAGTAGTAAAACAAAGGGGCGTGGCTCTGGTGTAGTAGCTCGTCCTTGGCTCGGTGTGAACCAAAATAACAAAGATTATTTACTAAAGAAAACACAACATTTTTTACGGAATGTGATTATTCATATCTAAATTTACTAAATAACGCCACAAATTAGCATTGTGGCGTTTAAATCTAAAAGTAATATAATTTAACGCCTTCTAAAATTTAAAGCGAATTAAAGCGATTTAAACCGCATTTAAAGCGTTTTAAATTTTCATATTAAATACAATGACTATCGTACGGCTTGTTGATGTAAAAATCTTTAAAGCACTTTAAAATTCTTTTCACTTTCCTCTCGGCATAATGTTTCTATAACGGAGGCATTATGAATCTTATTGAAATTTTCAAAGCTGGCACTCGTAAAGATGCAAACGGCATCGAAGTGACCATTACCAAAGACGACCTACAACAAGCGGTTGATAGCTACAAAGTCGAATACCACGAAGCCCCTGCCGTGATTGGACACCCCAAGCACGACGCCCCCGCTTATGCGTGGGTAAAACGCTTAGAGCTTGAGGGTGACATCCTCAAAGCCGAGTTTAATCAAATCGATCCTGAATTTGCCGAAATGGTGGAAGCGGGACGGTTTAAAAAGGTGTCGGCATCTTTTTATTTGCCAAAAAGCCCGAACAACCCGAAAAAAGGCTCGCTCTATTTACGCCACGTCGGTTTTTTAGGGGCAATGCCACCTGCCGTAAAAGGCTTACGCAATCCTGAATTTGCTGAAGGCGAAGAAGGTGTGGTTGATTTTTCCGATTGGACGGAGGCAACTTTGTGGCGACGTTTGCGTGACTGGTTTATTGGTAAGCACGGACAGGACGAGGCAGATAAAGTCTTACCCGATTACTTGGTTGGCAGTATGCAAGAAGAAGCCGTACGCAAAGCTCTGCAACCGCAGAAAGCCGAATCCCCTATTTTTAATGAACCCGCACAACCTGAAGGAGACCCCATGAGTGCAGAAGAAAAAGCTGAGTTGGAACGCCTAAAAGCGGAAAATCAACAACTCAAAGATGAAAAGGCAGCAGCAGAAGCGAAAAAAGCTGAAACTGAGCTAGAAACAACCAAAGCTAGCAATGCCGAATTTTGCGAAAAGCTTATCACAGAAGGCAAGTTAGCTCCTGTGGCAAAAGATGCAGCACTAGCCCTACTTAATAGTGTAGCCACTAGTGCAGCAGGACAAACCGTCGAATTTAATGAAGGCGAAAATCTACTCACCTTAACCAAAGCCTTTATGGAGAAACAACCTAAGGTGGTGGAATTTGGTGAAATCGCCACTAAAGAACGTGCCGCCGTGGAAGAGCCCGACACTGTGAGCTACGCGGAAACAGACGACCCAGCGCGTATTGAGTTAGACCGCAAAGCGCGCGCCTATATGCAAAAACACAACTGCGATTACGCTACGGCGATTAACGCGGTGCTGTAAAAATCCCCTTTAACCCCCTTTTAGATAGAAAGGGGGAAATCTAACCTTAGGAGAACTTAAATGAGTGGACAAAAAGCCCATACTCGCCTAACTGACCCAGTGTTAACCCAGTTTGCGCTAGGTTACAAAAATGAAGCCTTTGTTGGCGAGCATTTGCTGCCAATTGCCGATATCCCGAAAGAGGGCGCACGTTTGCCGCGCTTTGGCAAAGAGTGCTTTGTAGTCGAAAGTGATGAACGTGAATTGCACGCAGCAAGTAACAAAATCACCCCAGCGAAAGTCACCACCGATCAAATTACTCTAACGGAAAAAGACCTTGCTTACCCGATTGACTACCGCGAAAACCGCGAAGCTGACTTTAACTATGAACAGTATGCGGTATCGATTATCGGCGAAAAAATGGCGTTAAACCGTGAAAAGCGTATTGCGACCTTGGTCAACAACGAAGCGTCCTACGGTGCAGGCAACAAAATCACGCTGTCTGGCACAAGTCAATTTAGCCATAAAGACTCCGACATCTTCGGCGTGTTTGATGATGGTTTTGAAGCGGTGCGCAAAGCAGGTGTCGGTGCAGTCAACCGCGTTGTGATCCCAGCCAATGTGTGGGGTGCAATCCGCTCGCACGTGCAGATTACCGACCTAATGAAACGCCGTGGCGTGCAACGTTTAACTCCAGCGATTTTTGCCGAAATGTTGCGCGAAGACGACCAGCAAATTGAAATCAAAATCGGACGTGCTAGTTACCGCGCTACCCTTGACGGTCAAGATACCGCAATTTGGTCGGACAACATCATTATGGCACACGTCGCCACGCCAAACCCTGACGGCAAGCACTTTATGTATCGCCCGTCCTTCGGCTACACCTTCCGCCGTGAGAATTCACTAGTGGTTGATAAGTACGACAGCGAAGGCAACAAGGTGTACAACGTGCGCCAAACCGACATCAACAAAGAATACTTGTTGATGGCAGAAGCAGGCTACTTAATCAAATCAGCCGTCTAGCGATTGTTGGGGCAAATCATCATTTGCCCCAATAAAAAGACACCAACCAAACTGAAACGGAGTTACAAAATGACTAAACAAGAAGTAATTATTGCGATTGTTGTGGGATCTGCCCTACATCATAACGGCAAACATTATGCCGTAGGAGATGAAATCACCGTCACCCCTGAAGAGTTTTCTCAATTATCCATTTACCTGCAATCCAAAGACGAAGCCCTAAAAGCCCGTGAGCAGGCAGAGCGTGAAGCTCAAGCCACTGCCGCAACACTTGCTAGCCAAGCAGATAGTGAGCGTGAAGCCTTGGAAAAAGAGCTGGAAGCCAGCCGCGAAGCCCACGCCAAAGCTGAAGCCTTGGCAGCCGAAAACGGCTTGCGCGCCGAGCAAGCGGCGGCGAAAGTCGCTGAGTTGGAAGCAGTGTTAGCCGACAAAGAGACGGAAATTGCAAAACTTTCGGCGGATCTGACCGCTTGTAAGAAAGCGGAAAAAGGCAAAACCCAAAAAGCGGATAGCAACAACGAGCCAGCCTAATGCACTACATCACCCCTGACACCCTAATTAAAGCCTTTAGCGAACCGACCTTGGTGAAATTGAGTAACGATGATTACCGCGCCACCACAGTCGATACCAAAACGCTTGAACTGGCAATCCAAACCGCGACAGAGCGGATTGATGCCGCCTTGCGTAGCCGTTATCGCTTGCCACTTGCCGAGGTGCCGACGTTGTTGCAATCGCACTCCCTTACCTTGGCGCGCTACTGGCTTTACAGTCGCCGCCCTGAAATGGCAATGCCAGAGACGGTCGAAAAGACCTATCAGCAAGCGATTAAAGAGTTGGAGCAAATCGCCAACGGGCGACTGCATTTGGGGATTGCAGGGGTGGATGTTGGCAATCCACAACGCGAACAAGGCGACTTGTTGCCCGACACGGGCGAGTACCGTGTAAAAAGCAGCAAGCGGATTAACACGGAGGGCTACTGATGTCTGCCACCCTGCCGATTTTAAACGCATTTAAAGACCGTTTAAAAACCCGTTTTGCGGAGTGGGATGTGCAGTTGATGCCCGAAAACATCGAGAGCTATTTTTGGCGCATCCGAATGGTGGCATCTTGATTAGCTATGCAGGCTCAACCTTTGGCGAGCCACGCTCAACGGCTGAAATCACTCAAACTCGCAAGGTACATATTGTACTGACGGTATTAAGTCGTGATTTACATAATGACCATGGCGCGTTGCAATTGCTTGATGATTTGCGTCTTGATGTCACAGGTTTTGTTCCACCAAGTTGTACTAAATGTTGGTTGGTTGAAGAACAATTCGATGAACAGCAAAGTGGTGTATGGATTTATCAGTTAGTGATTGCCACGCAAACGATACAAATTCAGCAAACTCAAGGCGTGAGCACCAAACCTCAACTAAGAAATATCATTGTCCAACGGACAGATTAAGGAGAAATAATGTCCCAATATCATCATGGTACAGAGACAAAACGTGTAAATGGTGGCTCTGTTCCTGTTACTACTGTAGATGGTGCGATTATTGGTATTGTTGGCACTGCCCCTGTGGGTGAGGTCAATACACTGAAATTGTGCCTCACTAAAAAAGATTTTGCTCAATTCGGCAATGTTCTAGACCGCGGCTATACCTTGCCTGATGCATTAGATATTTTAAGTCGCTATCGTGCAGGGCAAGTTTATGTCGTCAATGTATTAGACCCTGTCAAACACAAAACGACTGTGTCAAACGAACAGCTGACGGTAAACCCAGATAACTTAATCGCTTATACAAAAAAAGTGGGCTTGATTGAGTTATCACTCAATGCGGATGATGGTGTGTTAAATACTGAAGATTACACTGCGAATTTACTAACGGGTGAAATTAAATTACATAAGCCAAAGCAAAATGTCACTGCAACCTATACTTATGCAGACCCGACTAAAGTGACCGAAGCAGACATTAAAGGGGCGATTGATACTCAAACAGGAAAACGCACGGGCTTTGAAATGCTACGGGCTGGTTTTAATTTATTTGGCTCTGATGCAAAAATTTTAATTTGCCCACATTATGATACTCAAGCCACAATGGCTACAGCATTGGAAACATTCGCAGAGCAAATCAATGCAATTGCATACATTCAAGCGCCAAAAGGCACAACGTTAGCTAAAGCAATTTCTGGGCGCGGTCCTGAAGGTGTAATTAACTTTAAAACCTCTAGCGACCGCACGCATTTGTTTTTCCCACACGTTGTGGGTGAGCGTAGTACGTTGGAAAGCCTTGCGACCCACGCCGCAGGATTGCGAATGAAAACTGATGCTGACCATGGGTATTGGTTCTCAACATCTAACCGTCAATTAAAAGGCGTGATTGGGGTTGAAATTCCACTGACAGCACGTGTAGATGATTTACAAAGTGAAACCAACCGCTTAAATGCCGTAGGTATTACCACTGTATTTAATAGCTTTGGTACAGGTTTTAGATTATGGGGCAACCGCTTGGCATGTTATCCAACAGTCACGCACATCACTAATTTTGAAGTGGTGCAGCGCACTGCTGACATCATTGATGAAAGCATTCGCCGTGTGGAGCTGCAGTTTATTGATAAGCCAATTGATGATGCGTTGTTAGACAGCTTATTAGGGACAATTGAAACCTACATGGGGACACTCAAATCCATTGTTGGCTTTAGTGTGTGGCTTGACCCTGATGCGGATTTGGTGGACGCCTTTAGTAAAGGCAATGTGCCGATTAAATACAAATTCACGCCAAAAATCCCTGCAGAACGTATTACTAATACATCTGAGGTGACACGTGAATTCTTAATCAATTTAACCAACCGTGGAGGTAAATAATGAGCGTGGTGATTAACCAAGTAACTAATGCCAATGTGTATATCAACGGTAATAGTTTTTTAGGGCGAGCCAAATCAGTCAAAACACCTGAGTTTGATGTCGAGTTTATCGAACATGATAACCTTGGTTTAGTGGGTAAAATTAAACTACCAAATAAAGTCAATGCTCTTGAAGGTGAGATTGTTTGGGATGGTTTTTACCCTGATGTTGCCGCGCTTGCTTATAATCCATTCAAAGCAAAACAATTGATGGTACGTGCCGATGTGCAAGTATTTAATGCTATGGGTATGGCTGCTGAAGTACCACTTGTGCTCACAATGACCGTAAATTTCAGCAAAACACCGTTAGGTGAATACAAAAAAGAAGCTACGGAGTACACAATGACTTATCAAGTCAATAGTATTAAACAAGTGATTGATGGCAAAGAAGTGTTATTTTATGATGCGTTCTCAAATCAATACCGTGTCGCTGGCGAAGATATTCTCAGTAAATATCGTGCCAATATTGGCAGCTAATCTTTAAAGTAGTTTAAAAGCTATTTTAGTCCTAACTATCTAAACTCCTTAGTGAATTTGATAAACACTAAGGAGTTTTTTTATGTCTGAAAAATTAGATGAATTATTGTTCTTTGCTACCGTGAAATTGGATTACCCAATTAAAGATGGACAGGGCAACGAGATTGCAGAGCTGAAAATCCGCCGTGCGAAAGCCAAAGATATTCGCAAAATGCGTGGTGAAACAGATATTGAGCAAACATTAAGCCTGCTCGCAATTCTCACAGGATTAGTGCCTGAAGATTTGGATGAATTAGATGTAGCGGATATTAAAAAAGCATCTGCTATTATCGAAAAGATGCAAAAGGGAAAGTCAGCCTAGAACAGCTTGATGCCGTGTTAGCGGATTTGGCTTGGTGGTATGGTTGGCAACCTTCAGAATTAGAAAATCTAACGCTGGAGGATATTGAGCGGTGGATAAAACAAGCGGAGCGTCAAGTAAAAGCCCATTATAGCAAAGCCGCTATTTAAGCGGCTTTTTTGGGTGTATCACTAATAATGGCAAATAACAATACTAACAACCATAAACTCAAAATAAAGGCAGTAGTAATTGGGTAAAAATGAAAAGCAATAACGCCACCAATAATAGCAATCAATAACGTAATGATTGAGCCAATTAAGAAAAACATATTATCAGCAAGTTTAAAAAGCAGTTTCATATTAACGCCCCCTTTGTTCTATGAGGAACTATAAATTATGTCATCAAATTTAGCAATATCTTTAGTGATTGGCGCATCTGTTGGCGGTGCCGTAGCAGGGTTGAAACGGTTACAGAATGATCTAAAGATTTTTAAAGATAATACCCTTTCGATTAAACAAAAATTTATAGGCTTAGGCACAGAGTTTGCTAAAGGTATAGGTGGGATTATTTCAAGCTCAACAGGGGTTGGCTCCTCTATTATGGCGCTATCTCAACCTGCAATTGCTTTTGAAAGTGCGATGGCAGATGTCAAAAAAGTAGTGAATTTTGACACGCCAGAACAATTTAAAAAGATGGAGCAGGATATTTTAAAACTCACGCGTACTATCCCAATGGCTAGTGAAGAGATTGCAGCTATTGTAGCAGCAGGAGGACAGGCAGGTATTGCAAGGGAGCATCTATTAGGCTATGCAGAAGATGCAGCCAAGATGGGTGTTGCATTTGACATGGCAGCAGGTGATGCGGGTAGCTCAATGGCAACTATGGCTAATGTGCTCGGTAAGCCAATAAGTGAGATGGCTAAATTCGGTGATGCTATCAACCATCTGTCAGATAACGCTAATGCGAAAGCATCAGAGATCGTCAATGTCATTGCACGAGCAGGCTCTGATACACGAATGTTGGGGTTAACTGAAAATCAAGCCGCTGCACTTGGATCAACTTTTTTATCAATGGGTAAAGCTCCTGAACTGGCTGCGCAAGCAATTAAAGGGATGTCGTCTGCATTTGCAGAGCTCAAGGCAGGAAAACACGCTAAAGAGCTTAATATGCTAGGGTTAAGTCCAAAATCCTTTGCAAATGCAATGAATAAAGATGCTCAAGGTGCAATCTCTGATTTTATTGAGCGAGTTAAAAAACTCCCAAAAGATAAACAATACCCAATCCTTGCAAAAATGTTTGGTAAGCAGTATGCCGATGATTTAATGCTGTTGGCACAAAATACAGGTGAATATAACAGGCAACTTCAGTTATTGCAGGAAACTGACGAAAATGGCGAATTGAAATATGTCGGTTCAATGCAAAGAGAATTTGAAAATCGCGGCGCAACAACGGAGAACAACCTTAAAAAATTAAAAAGTAGTTTCTCTGAATTGGTGATTGCCATTGGGCAAAAGTTATTACCTGTTATTAACAAGTTTGTTGATTGGTTAAAGCCGATCATGTATTCCATTTTAGATTGGATACACCTTAATCCAACCATTGTGACACAAATATTGCAAGTTGCGGGCGTACTATCGGGTGCGGTTGTTGGTATTTTTGCTGTGAAGACAGCGATTTCAGGTATTTTGATAGTAGCACTGCCTTTTGTCAATCTCTGGAGTAAATCTAAAATAGTTATCAGATTTTTAATTCCACTCATCTCTAAATTAGCACTTGGTTTTGGCTACATGATTGGCTATGGCATTAAAATGGCGAGAGCCATAGGAGTTGTGTCTAAAGCATTTTTGGTCATGGGTAAGGCGTTACTGACGAACCCTCTTTTTTGGGTTGTTGGCATTATTGCAGGTGCAGCCTATTTAATTTGGGATAACTGGGCAACATTAGCCCCGATGTTCAGTGATTTATGGCAAGGTATTAAAAATATCTGGAGTGATGTGTCTCAATTCTTTAATGGACTTTGGGAAGAAGTAAAAACAGCATTTGATGGTGGCATTATTGCGGTTGGTAAACTCATTTTAGACTGGTCGCCCATTGGGTTATTTCACAAAGCATTTGCGGAAGTATTAAGCTGGTTTGGGATAGATATCCCTCAAAGTTTTACAGGCTTTGGAAGTGCAATGATTGATAGCTTAATTAATGGGATTAAGTCAGCTTGGGAAGCCACAAAAGGTTTTTTACTGATTTGGGCAATGGCATTAAAGATGCATTTAGCTTTGACAGTAAATCGCTTGCTAGTGATATGAATAACATCGCTGATACAGCAGCAATGACTGGGTTTTCACAAGGTGGCTTTACTGGTGCAGGTAGTAAATATGATCCTGCGGGCATCGTTCATAAGGGTGAATATGTCTTAACTAAAGAAGCGACTGAACGTATTGGAGTGAGTAACCTCGACCGCCTCAATTATGGCGGTCAATCACCGCAAGGCTTATTTACTAACTATAAACCGTTAAATCAGCATTCAAGCCAAGCTGTCAACGGGTCAATTACAGTACATTTCAATCCAACGATTACTGTCAATGATAACTCAGACCAAAACATTATGAGCCAAATTCAACAAACTTTATTACAAAGCAGCTATGAGTTTGAGCAGATGTTAAAACGTGTGCTAGACCAGCAGCAACGCCTTGCATACTAGGGGGGTAAATATGAATTTTGCACTACTAGGCAATATCGCCTTCGACTTACTTAATGCCCCGTCTGCTTTTGACGAGCGACGAGCGGCAACCTATGCTGAACACGCTGTGTTATCAGGTAAGCCGCGGCTACAAGCAATGGGCTTAGAGCTAACTGAAATCACATTACAACTTAAACTCCATCACAAATTAGCTCCAGTAGATGAACGCTATCAAGCATTGATTACTGCTAAAGAAACACAAGAGGCTTTAGCGTTAGTACTTGGCTGGTCGCAGTTTAAGGGGCATTTTGTGATCGCAGCTTTAGAGAGCCAAACACTCTTTTGTGATGAGCAAGGCAACGCCCTTGCTCGTGAAGTCAGCATTACCCTACGCGAATTTGTTGGCAACACAGGCAAGGGCTTGCTGGGGGCTGCACTGTCAATTGGGGGTAATTCTCCCCTTGCTTCGCTCTTACCAAAAGGCTTAACCAATTTTGTCAGCCAAGCGGCAAAACTTGTGCAAAAGGGCATCAAAATTTATCGCCAGGCACGCCAAGTGATTAGTGCAGTGCGTGAAATCATTACTACGATTAAAGCGATTGCGAACGACCCATTACAAGCACTCACGTATTTGCCCGCAGTAGTAAATCAACTGGGTGGGTCAATTGGTGGGCTAGGCGAAATGGTTGGATTAGGTAGTAGCTTTGCTACCCTGACTCAAGGATTAAAAGGAGCAGAGCCATTTTTAATGGGAGTCGCGGATTTAAGCCGTCATTTAAACACCGCTCAAAGGGAGTTTAAATTGGGTTTAAACGAACGCAATTTAGGGCAATGGTTTGATTTGGGCGTTAAAGCCATTGATGCTGCAGATGAAGTGGCTCAATCTATGTCCAAGCCAGCTGCACAACTCACCGCTTGGATTGCCACCCGTGGCGACACACCTGAACCAACCACCCAAGGAGGCACACAATGGACAGTGTAATTCAGCATCAAATCAAAGCAGGCGAGCGCTGGGATTTACTCGCCTACCATTACTACGGCGACGTGGGTGAAGTTAGCCGCTTAATTGATGCTAATCCCCATATCCCGCTTTGTGAGACATTACCTGTGGGTCAAAGCCTGTTTGTGCCTGTCATTGCCGTTAAAACCACATCGCAGGCGGATTTACCGCCTTGGATGCAGGAGGCGTAATGCAAGTTCAGACACCCACTTTTGAGCTGTTTTACGGCAAAAGCCAAATTACGCATCACATCAAACCGACATTATTGAGTCTAACTTATACCGACCATTTAAGCGACCAGTCGGATGAGTTACAAGTGACTTTTGAGGACAGCGAACGCAAATGGATTAACGCGTGGTTTCCGACCCAAGGGGACGAATTGAAAGTTCAGCTAGGCTATTTGGGTGAGATTCTCGTCAATCTTGGAGCATTTGAGATTGATGAAATCGAGTGGCAGCACAGCAAAATGAGCGGTTCAGTCGTCTTACTTAAAGCCTTGAGTACAGGGATTTCGCGGGCAAATCGTACCTTAAAACCTAAGGCGTATGAAAACACTACACTGGCGGAGATTGTGCGTAAGGTGGCGAAAAATTTGAAGCTAAAGGTGACGGGTACGGTGGCGAATATCCCGATTAAGCGAGTCACTCAATACCAAGAGCGCGATGTGGAGTTTTTAACTCGCTTGGCACACGAATACCACCACAGTTTTAAGATTGTGGGGCAAACGTTGGTTTTCACCAAAATGGAAAGCCTTGAACAACGTGCACCTGCGGCGGTGTTGGATTTTACTCAAGTCATATCATTACAACTACGTGACAGAATTAAAGATGTTGTGAAAAAAGTTGAAGTTTCGGGATTAGATAATAATCAGAAAAAAACACTAAAATCAGAAACACAATCGAAAAGCAAACGTCCAAACAAAAAGCAAGCTAAAGCAAGTAATAGCGATACGCTTAAAATTGTGACTCGTGGAGAATCTCAAGAGCAAATTGATGCTCGAGCAAATGCAGCACTATCTGAGCAAACAGATGACCAGCAAGCAGGTAATATTACTGTGATCGGCGACCCAAAGTTAGTCGCAGGCAATACGATTTTGTTGACGGGATTTGGTTTTTTTAGCGGTAAATACCTGATTAAGTCTGCACGGCATAATTACAGCAAGGGTCAAGGCTACACCACCAGTCTTGAGGTGCGAATGCTCGAATTTATTGAAGATTTACCAACAACAAGCAGTCAGATTTAACGGAAATTTTGCAAATGAAAAAACGACTTACTACCCACGATTTTACGGCAACCTATCAAGAAGGTGTGGTGAGCCAAATCGACCCGAGAACCCATCGCATTAAAGCCACTATTCCCGCCTTGGAAGATTTAGAAACGGCTTGGCTGCCATTTGCCACGCCCTTTGCAGGTGGCAATCAGTTTTACGCCTTGCCCGACAAGGGGGAGTTGGTGGCGATTATACTCGATGCGCGTGGCGAAAGCGGTTATGTACTCGGAGCGATTTACAATGCCAAAGATCCAGTGCCTGTTACTGATAGTGAAATCTGGTTACACAAATTCGCCAACGGTACGGAGATCGCCCACAACCGCAAAACGGGCGACGTGGTGGTCAATACCTCTGGCGTGGTGACGGTGACTGCCAGCCAAGCGATAGTCAATGCCACGACTGAAATCAATGGCAACACCACGATAAATGGCGATACCACCATCAATGGCAAACTCAACGCCACAGGCACAATCACCTCTGACACCGAAGTCTCCTCACCAAGCGTGAAGCAAGGCAATGTGTCGCTCGGCAGCCACGTTCACACAGGTGTTGAGTCAGGAAACAAACGCTCTGGTCAGCCCGAATAATCTTTAAAGTAGTTTAAAAGTCATTTCTATTCATAGTCGCTACACTGTGGCTATGAATACGACCACACTCCAACATATCCACTGGCAAATCGCCCCAACAGGCATCGACTCGGTGCAAGGCGAGGACGATTTGCACCAGTGTATTAAAAACATCTTATCGACCCGAAAAGGGAGTGATGTGCTTCGCCCTGAATTTGGCTCAGACCATTTTGAGTATATTGACCAGCCTTTTGATGTGGCTGTGCCGAATATGGTACGCGAAATCTTTATCGCAATTGCAACATGGGAAAAGCGAGTGATTGTGCAAAAAGTGCATATCGAAGGCACTGCTCCACACTTTACTTACCGCATTTTGTGGGCAGTTGCCGAAGATGTGGCACGTCAAATTTATACCACGGAGTTTAGCCATGGAACTTAACCGATACGACATCAAGGTTGTGCCTGAAGAGGTAAAGCAAATTATTGCCGATAGCATAGCGCAGTACGAAAAAGTCACGGGAAAAGTGTTGCAACCTGCCCATATTGAACGGCTGATTATCAATACTTATGCTTTCCGTGAGTTACTGGTGCGAAAAGGTATCAACGAAGCCTTTCGCCAAACTTTTCCACAAACGGCAACGGGGCTGGCACTGGATTTATGCGGGGAGACCCTTGGTTGCTACCGCCTCAAAGACAAGCCTGCGCGCACGATTTTGTGTTTTAGCGTGAAAGGCGACCACGCCTCAATTTTAATCCCTAAAGGCACGCAAGTCGCAATCAGCGATGACCTCTATTTTGTGACGAAAAACGATGATGTCATCACTCCACTAATTAGCTACGTCGAGATTGAAGCTGAATGCAATCAAGCAGGTACCGCAGGCAACGGCTGGGAAGTGGGACGGGTGAAAACACTAAAAAGCCGTCTGAACACCGAATCAGAAGTTACGGTTAGCAATATTGATGTTTCCAGCGGCGGTTTGACGGAAGAAGAAGACGACAGCTACCGTAAGCGTATTTTAGCCGCGCCCGAAGCCTTTACTACCTGTGGCTCGATTGCTGCTTACGATTACCATACGAGAGCTGTTTCGCAAGCCATCGCCGATGTCAATGTTACCACGCCGCACGGTGGATTGGTACGTATTACGGTACTCACCAAAGACGGCGTAACCGATGAGAGATTGCTCTCGGACATCGAAAGTCATTTAAGTGCAGAACGCCGCCGTCCGTTGTGTGACACTGTTGAAGTGCAAGCCCCGATTAAACGTGATTACCAAATTCGCGCCACCTTAAAGCTATTGGAAGGCTACCGCGAAGACATCGTCAAAACTACTGCTCGCGACCGCTTGCAGGAATATCTCTCCACAAAAACGAAAAAGCTCGGTATGGATGTTGTGCCTAGCGCCATCATCTCTGCGTTACGTGTTGAAGGCGTTTACGATGTCAATCTACAACAGCCAAGCAAAATGTTGATTGCTGAGAACCAATGGGCAAATTGTACCGCACTCAGCATCGAAATCGAAGAGGAACGTAGTAATGGCTAAGTTGCAGTATGCAGACATCATCGCAAACGATCCAAAATACCAAGTGTTAGCCGATTTAAGCCTACGAATTGCTGAGCTCGATGTCTCGCAGATTATGACTACCTTGGTGGATTTGTTAGGCGATGAGTTTATCCCATTGCTTGCCGAAAAATGGAGTGTCACAGGTGTAGACGGCTTATTGGTAGCCGATAGCCAAAGCTCAAAACGAGCCTTGATTCAGGTAGCAGTTGAGCTGCACCGACACAAAGGTACGCCGTGGGCAATCCGAGAAGTATTACGCAAGCTGGGATTTGGAGAAATTGACATTGATGAGGGCTTGAAGGCACGAGTATATGAACATTCAGTTGTCGCAAATATACCTGAACTTTACCGATGGGCATATTACGGCATCCGCCTCTCTCGCCCCATTACTAATGACCAAGCTCTCAATATCCGCAAAGTGTTACGTAGCTTTGCTCCAGCTCGTTGTCAGTTAGCAGTATTGGACTATAAATCCGCCCCTATTCGCTATAACAATAAAGCAAGATACGACGGCAGTTATAACCACGGTTCAGTTTAAAGTAAGGATAAATCATGGCAGGATTACAAGAAGAAACTCGCTGGGAAAATGAAATTTACCGTATTGAAGAAAATGACCCTGTTCACGGTGGTGAGGACGGTATTACGAATAAACCCATCAAACAATTAGCAAATCGCACAAAATATCTCAAAAAAGAGGTTGAAAAACGCTACATCGCACAAGATGCGTCGACAGAACAAAAAGGGCTTGTTCAACTCGACTCTAGCACAGATTCAAACGCAGAAGATAAAGCTGCGACACCGAAAGCTGTTAAAGCCGTTAGAGCGTTAGTGACTGCTGTGAGAAATGCGTTAAATAATTATATTCCGAACGGCAAGAAATCAGATGCTGATAACAGCTCAAGCTCTGATACTGTTGCGACGAGTTATGCTCTTAAAAAAGTACGTGATATTGCAACAACAAGAGCGACAGACACAGTTGCTGGACAAACAATCCTGTCAAATAAAATCAATGGTACCGACAAAACGAAAGCAGCGACAGAATTCGCACTTGGGGAATTGAACAAAGAGCTCGCTGGAAAAGGTGTACCACTTGGTGCAGTTGTTACTTTTCCAAAAGGCATCAATCCAAATGGCTATCTAAGAGCAATAGGCGGTACGTTTAATCAGGAAACATATCCTGATCTATATATTGCAAATGGTAATAGTAATGTGTTGCCAAATCTCACTCGATCTGATGTGGGAATGACAGCATATTTTGCGACAGATGCCATACCTGACGGCTGGATTGCGTTTGATTCTATCAGAACAACTGTTACACAGCAGAATTATCCTGAATTATATCAATACCTTGTTGATAAATATGGTGCTATTTCAAATGTGCCACTCGCGGAAGACAGATTTATTCGTAATGCAGCAAACAATTTGTCAGTCGGTGAAACACAAAGTGACGAAATTAAAAAGCACGTACATAAAGTTAGAACACACTGGGTTAATTCAAGTGATAGTAATGTTTTTTATGACAAAACGAAAACTGTTATAGATTCACGATTACGCTCTGCAACTATAACTGATGATAATCTCGGTGATAACGGATTTATGCATCCTCTGTTAGATAGCCCAATGGCTACAGGGGGTTCTGAAACAAGACCGAAGGCAATCGTTTTAAAGCTCTGTATTAAAGTTAAAAATACATTTGACGACGTACAATTCTGGATTAAAGCATTCGGTGTAGTTGAAAATGCGGGAGCTTTAAATGCGGGCACGCTTGCACAAAACATACAGGAGTTATCTGTAAGTGTTGAGCGTAAACTTCAAGAAAATAAGCAACTAGCATTGCAAGAAATTGATAATGTAAAGAGCGAGTTTAATCAGAACTTACAAGAGGGATTATCTCATGTAGGTGTATTAAAAACAGTCTGGCAAGGTAATGTTGGTTCGGGGCGTATTAATATTTCAGAAAAGTGTTTCGGTAAAACACTCATCTTATATCTTCAATCATCAGTAAATCACAGGCTTGATGATAACAACAATATTGAAACTGTCAGCTTTGAAGTGGGTGCAGAAATTGAAGATAAACGAGGTGGCGTTTATTGGCTTGATGTTCGCAGAGCAACATACAATATAGGTAACTATACGGCAGGCGAGAGATTCGCTGTAACTGTTGATAGAAACGGTACAACAATACAGATTCAACATCTTGCAGGTCGATTTATAAAACGTATTGATATTCGATAGGAGGATAAATGAAAGTCTATTTTTTAAAAGAGAATTTAAATAGCTATCAAATTTTTCCAGCACCGCAAAACTTAAATGATTTTATAGAAATAGAAGTGGAAAACGAATCAGAGCTTGATAACAAACAGTTAATCTACTTTGAATCACAATATATTCTGGTCGACAAACAACCAACGGAGCTACATAAATGGAATGGAAATGGTTGGATTGTTGACGAAGAAAAGCAAACTGAAATCAAGCGTGAACTCATTAAAAAACTAGTTGATAGCATTGATGATGCTGCAGCTGGAATTGGTGCGAAATGGACTCGATTTGCTGAAGAATATAAAGAGCGTGAAGCTGCAGCTCTTGCATTTAAAGAAGCGAATTTTACTGGCGAAGTAAGCATCTATATATCAAGTTTTGCAACTGTCGCAGGACTTGATAATAAATCAGCAACATTGCTAATTTTAAAACAGGCTGAAGGATTACGAACACTGCAAGAACAACTCGCGGTGCAGCGTATGCGTAAGTATGAGCTCAAGCACGAAGAATTGAGTGAAGAAGAATTACAGCAAATTCATAATGACATTATCAGAAAAATGAAAGCATTAGCGGAGGTGCAACAATGATGAATACTAGAGTTTACTTGGCTTTATATAAAGGGAAGAAATCAGGTAGAAGACCAAAAGATTTTTTGGCACGTTTTAGCGACTGGCTTACAAGAAAATTCACAAAAGGCATTTACTCTCACTGTGAGATTGTTGTCAGAAGAGAAGAGTTTTTGACAGGGCATCATTATGAAGTAGAAGTTATACATGATTGTTATTCGTCATCTATTCGTGATGGCGGTGTACGTTGTAAGCAAATTGATGTTTACGATAGAGAAAAATGGGATTTAATTGAGTTAAAAAATATTAAAGAAGAACAAATCAAACGTTATTTTGAAAGTACAAAAGGCTTGAGCTATGACTGGTGGGGAGCACTGGGAATTGTTTTAGGTCTTAAACAGAAGCGAAGTAAGTTTTTCTGTAGCGAATGGTGTTTTAACTGCATTAAAAATAGCGATCAAGGCTGGCGATTTACCCCTAACCAGTTAGCTGTCATCTTCAAAGAGGTGAAATAATGGAAAAAGGACAAAAAGTAAAATTGAGAAATGGCAATGATGCTGAGATTGTTTATGAAAGCAATTTTGGTAAATTTCTTGTTGTTGAAGATACTGGCGACGAGTTGCCAGAGGTTCATTGGCACAATGCTAATGGTTCGTTTTATGCTGATTGTGAGAATGACTTAGACATAGTTAATTAAAAAAGGAAGAGATGGCGGCACTGATAATCGTGGAATATTAACAGCGCCAGCTACGCAGAGCATACCTGCATATAGCCATGTGCCATCCACCTTGCGCAAGGCGGATGGATTTTAGCAAACTTATAACTGAAATGGTAATAAATATGCAGAAATCCCAAGAATATCGATGCAAGTGCTGTAAAAAGCTGCTTGCTAGAGCAAAAGATGTACAAAAATTAGAAATTAAATGTGTACGTTGCAAAACAATTAATCAATTCAATTAATCAAATCAGAGTGTCAGAGCATCAATTGAAGAATGCCAGAACGCCATAATTTAGGAGCAAATAAATTATGGCAAAACAATTCAAACAAGCCCCACTGCCATTTGTTGGGCAAAAACGTATGTTTATCAAACATTTTGAACATATATTAAATGAGAATATAAAAGGTGATGGAAAAGATTGGACGATTATTGATGTATTTGGCGGGAGCGGATTATTAAGTCACACGGCAAAGCGTGTAAAACCGAAAGCAAGAGTGATTTACAATGATTTTGACAGATACGTAGAAAGATTGAATCACATAACTGAAACTAATCAATTACGTGAAATTCTTTATCACTCTGTTAGTGAGATTATACCAAAAAACAAACTAATTAGCAAGCAAGCTAAAGAAGAAATTATTAATAAAATCAAAGCGTTTAATGGCTATAAAGATGTAAATTGCTTGTCGTCTTGGTTGCTTTTTAGCGGTCAATAAGTCGGCTCTTTAGACGAGTTATTTAAGCAGCGTTTCTATAACTGTATTAGACAGAGTAACTATGCTCTAGCAGATGGTTATTTGGATGGCTTAGAAGTTATTAATGAGTCTTTTCATCAACTATTGCCGAGGTTTATAGATAAAAAGAAAGTATTACTAGTACTTGATCCACCATATTTATGCACGCGTCAGGAAAGCTATAAGCAATCTACATACTTTGATTTAATTGATTTCCTAAGATTAATTCATCTTACAAAACCACCATTCATCTTCTTCAGCTCAACCAAGTCAGAATTTATTCGATTTATTGAAGCTATGGTGGAGGATAAATGGGATAATTGGCAAGCATTTAATGAGATCAATCGAATTACAGTTAATGCTTCAGCAAGTTACAGCGGTAAGTACGAAGATAATTTGATTTATAAATTTTAAACGTGGTTTAAATATGATTTAAAGACAATAAAAAACCGCTTAAAATGGGAAAAATAATTTCTCACTTTAAGCGGTTGCGTTTCTCAAATTTCGCGGCTGGCTACAACCAAGAAAATGGTACGAAAATATAATGACACTATTTTTGCAGGTAAATCAGAAGTTAAACAAGTAACTGAAACTGTTAAAGCAACGCAAATTCATCATATTTTTCCACAAAATGAATTTCCTAGCATTGCAGATTATTTGGAAAATTTAATTGCCATTACACCAAACCAACATTTCAGTATGGCACATCCTGATAATAAAACACGCTATATTGACCGTGATTTTCAATATATTTGTTTAGTGGCTAAAACAGAAACAATAAGAAACAGCGTGATTGTTCGCAAAGATGATTTTTATCATTTCAATGATTATCAATTTGTTCTAAACACGGGTTTAAATACTAATGAATTTAGCTTAGCAAATGATCTAGATTTTGCATTCATTCTACAAAAAATTGATGAGTTTTATAGCCCATTAGAAGATAATAAATATCTTTAA